CAGAGGCAACAGCAAAAGTCCCATCTGTTGCAGAACCCGAAGTATAGTCAATTGTCAGAATATCACCTATCGCAACTCCATGTGAGGTGATACTAATAGTCACAGTTGTTCCGCTTTGCGAATATGTCCCTGTTTTTGTAAAACCCTCTGCTGGTGGGGTGAATGTAAAACTTGCCTGATCATTTACTCTACTTCTCAAAAATGCTTCTATAACGTCTGCATCAGTCTCCGACACATTAAAAGTGAGATCATATACTTTAGGATCTTGAGACAAAGGAAGGCCATATAAAGCCCTAAACTCATAGCCATCACCAAGGGTAGAAACCTTTACTTTGGGCTTGCTTGTTTTTCTCATCCCATATGTGGGAGTAATTGATGGAAATGTAGCCATTATCTATTTAGTAAACCTCCAGCCCTTTGTTCATCAATTATAGTTGCTTGCACAACACTAGCAATAAGACCTCCAAGCTGATCCGCTTCTGATCCATTACCTTGAATTGACGATCCAGACGCGTCTACGTTCACAGTGATCATATTATTTGTTGTACCGCCTCCACCGATTGCATTGTTTGGAATAATAGTACCAGCGGTTTTTGGTACAAACAATTCTGGCCCACGTTCCCCTACTACTGAAATTTTATTAACAGGTGGTTGACCACCATTTGCAAAAAGTCCTCCTAATAAACCACCTAAAAATCCACCAATACCTTTTCTTTCTCCACCGCTTGCACCAGTACCGAAAGCTTCTCCAAAACCACCAATTAGCTTATCTATCTGAGCATCAATAATCTTATCTCTAATTCTATTTAATACATTAGTCATTGCCTGACCAAATGACTGTGCGCCAGTAATAGCATCCCTTAAATTATTTTTAATACTGCTTTCAATCTCTTCGCCCACAGCTGTCATCGCTTCTTTAAGTTTTTCTGCCGCTTCTTTATTTTTTTTAATTAATTCTTCTTGCTGCTCCAATTTTTTATTTGTTTTATCAATCTCATTGGTTTTCTTTATTTCTTCATGTAGTCTATCTCTTAATAATGTATATTGATTTTCTTCAATTTTAAGTTGTTTATTTAAAGAATTTATTGCTCTTTTATTATTATTTTCTTCTGCTGTAGCTAATCTTCTTAAAATATCAAATCTTCTTTTGTCTACTTTGAGCATTTGAGACCTGATCGCTATTTTATCTCCCTCTGCAATTGCTTCATTAAAATCTCGCTGTTCTTTTGCCGCTTCAACTAATTTTGTTACTACAGCACCAAGACCAACAACTAGCAAACCTATTCCAGTTGTAGCTAATGCTAATTTAAAAGCTGTAACAGCGGCTGTTGCTTTTGCGAATCCGCCCGCAGTAGCAAAAGCTATTGTTGTAGTTGATGCTAAAGAACCATTTGCCGCAGCCGAAGCCAAAGACATAGCCAAAAGATTAGCTTTTATAGCAGCAATTTGTGTAATAAGAAGAATACTTACAGTCGTCACTCCTTTTATTGCAAAGGCTATACCAGCAAAAATTGCCGCGGTTTCTGCTATTGGTGAATCTATAAATTTAATTACAGCTTCAGTTAGTGCTGTTGTTGCTTTTGTGACTTTTAAAATAGCAGGCAATAACCTAGTGCCGAGGGATAATTGTAATTCTAAAACTGCATTATTAAATTCTTTAAAAACTTCAGCGGGTGAAGCATCCATAATTGCACCAATTTTATTGGCGCCCTCTTCTGCTGATTTTGCTAAAGCTCGCAAAATAATATCAGACCTTAATAAACCTTTAGATGCAAAATCTTTTAGTTTTCCTGAAGCAATGCCAGTTTCGTCTGAAATAGCTTTTAATAGTTGCGGAACCTGTTCTGCAATACTTCTAAATTCATCGCCTTGTAAACGCCCAGAACCTAAACCCTGAGCAAGTTGCGTAAAGGCTGCGCTTGCTTCTGTTGCGTTTAATCCAGCTAATTTTGCAATGGTATTAAAACCTATGAAAGTAGTTTCAATATCTTTTAAAGAAATACCTAAAGGCCTTAATCTTGCAAATATGTCTGTAACTCCTCTTGTTGCTTCAACTATTGATAAATTAAACCTGTCTTGTGCTTTTGTTATTAATTCTTGAGCACCAGCAAATTCACCAAATTCAGAAGTTAATACTTTTAATCTTAACTGTAATGCTTGAAAGTTTGAAGCGGTGTTTACTGCCTGTCTTGCTATTATTGTTAACCCTGCGCCTGCAATCGCTGTTTTTAATGTGTTAAAACGTCCAGTAAGTTGATTAGTTCTATTCTGTACACCCTGTAATGCTCTAGTGGCCTGACTAGCATCAACTGTTAGTTTTACATTAGCCTGTGCCACAAATAAAAAAAGCCTTTATTCTATATTACCTTGAATTGTGTTTTTGTCGTTGAACAGCTTTTCTTTCTTCGTCAAATTTATTTTCATAATATCCAGCCCAATATATCAACTCTTCTTGAGTTATTGATTTTCTTAATTCTTGCAGTGTTTTGCCTAATTCTGTTGCGAGAAAAAACTCAAAATTGAACCAGTTATCTCGCTTTAATCGTTTTTTGCTGTATCTACATCAAGTTTTATATCAAACAAAAATAATTCTATTTCATTTAACACATTCTCTGGCAATTCTCTTTGTAAGTTTGGTGCATCTGCAAGGGCAAAAGCCTTTGTGCCATCTTCTAACTCTGCCATTTGACAAAGAAGTTGAGTTGACACTGTAAGAGCCTCATCAGTGCCAGCTACACTTTGCGCTCTTTGTCTATCAAATCTTGTAAGTGGCTTGAAATATAAATCAACTACCTTTTCACCTTTAGCATTTTTAAACTCATATTTCCTCCTAGTGGACATCTGATCCCCATAGGACTCAGTAATGAGATCAATAGTTCTTTTGTTTGGCATTTAGTTTAATTAGTAGACTAATAAACCCAATGTATCAGATATCTGAAGTAATTGCACCTGAAGTTTGGAAGGTGATATTAATTTCTTGAATTTCGCCAAGTGTTGCCCCATATTCTGCATTAGTAATTATTCCAGAAAAGCCAAATTTTTTAGAACTCGCTGAACTATCTGGGAACAATTCAAACAATGCGTCAGCTGCATCACCTGTTGTTAATACATCTTCAACAAATGCTAAATAATCACTGTTTCCAGCATTGTCATATATAAGAGTTGCAGAACCTTCGCCAGAAATAAGGCCACCAACAAAAGTTTTTGAGGTATCACCCTGAACTGTAGTTTCTTGCGTGTCTTTAGTTATAGATAAAGACCAATTTCTTAAACCTGATATATCAGCTTCAGTTCCAGCAGCATTGTGGAACATTATTTTACCGACATCGCCTTTTAAAGCAGCCATAACAAAAAAAAGAACTATTAATAAATATATTAACCCTTTTCAGTCTTTTTTACATCTTTTTTAGGATTTTGTTGACTCTCCATATATCTTTTACAATTTGGATCCCAATAGTTAGCATCCCTTACACCTTTGACGGCTTCAATTGCGTCAAGCATTTCTTCAGTAATTACAAGTTTTGGCATGATTAAAGTTCCTCAAAAATTTCAAAGGTCATACGCAATTGCGTTTGGAATTGCCCTTCTGGGTTAGCTGAACCAATGACTTCAGGCCCTATTGGGCTGTCAAAGATTACATTAGAAACTGTAATTCGATTATATAAATCCCGCAACCTTTTACCAATTGTGTAATTATCTCCTGAACCTATTCCCTGCGGTGTAAAGATATTAAAAACAACAATTCCATTTACTTGATTTGTTCCACTTGCATTTCCAAGCGTTAAATAATTACTTTCGCCGAATGTTGTAAGGCATTGAACAAAACTTGTAACAGTATTACTATCAAACGACATATTATGAAAAACAACAGGGATAGCGGGGCTACTGGCAAGCTCTGTGGCGACTCTTGCTTCGATTGCTGCTCTTACTGTATTTAAATCTATTGCGGCCATTATTTTCCTTTTATTTGGTTATAGAGGTCTTGAATTTCATTTGCAAGTTCTTTTGCTAATAAATCAAGATGTTTTGCTTTCAAACCCTGTTTGCTCCTGTATGTACCACCCCAAGACGGCGGTAAACTTGTCCCAAACATAACAGGTTCCGCATATGGAACATTATTGTGAATATTATATTTTTTTCTAAAATTTTCTTTTCCTAATTGATAATTCAAAGTCTTTGGCGGTCTAATTACAGTTCCCTTACCAGAAGCGCCATATTTCCCTTCTTTAGCGGGTGCGCCGCCTTCTGCGTTTTCTCCTATCTGCCAAGAAACAGCAAGCCTTCCTGTGTCTACAGGCGAGCCTTCTTTAACAATCCGATCTCCTGTTAATACAGTGACCGACAACAAAGTATTAATTTGTTCTTCTGAATAATCCCCGATTTGGTCAACTCGTATTCTTCTCATGTTCTTAGATAACAAACAAAGGAAAGTTTTTCATTTGCAAATTGATTTGTTTCAATTCTGATAATTGAATAAGTTACAGAACCGACAATAACTTTATCTTTAGTTGTGGGTGTTGAAGAAAGACTAGCCGCAGCAATTTGAATTTTTTTATCTGTTGCTTCGATTAATTCATTTACTTCGCGTAAATTGATATCCTGCAAAACACCTTTGATAGTTGTATCAGTATTTGTTTGTGTGATAACACCTGTGGTCGTATTGTATGAACCAGCGGAAACAGACCTGAAAGTAATATCAGCTGAAAGTTTTTTATTTGTTAAAACTTTTTTTATTGCAGAAGATATCCCCATCAGATTCTATAAGCAATGCAAGCGCCACTTGTTAAAGTAATACTTGTGAAAACTCCATAAATGGTTTGACCCGCAAGAAAAGTTTCACTATCAATACTATTTCCTGTGTAGTTATGGGAAGCTGTGTTGATCTGTGTATCTTCTTTAAAAAAAATACTTTTAAATCTGCCTGTATGTGCGGCTGTGTCTGTAATTAGTTCAC